GACTTGCTGATGCACCCGCGATCGAGCACCAGGATGTCATCGAGCACGGGCTCCATGAGCGAGCGGTAGGAGTCACGATACTCATTCGGGAAATTGAGCAGTCGCTCAACGGTGCGCTGAACCTTCGCATTGAATGGCTTCGTCTCATCTGCCGGAACGACCGCGATGTCGGCGCGCCCGATCTGCTGCTTGCGCGTCGTGATAGCGGCACTCACCCATGGGTTCTTGCTGGCGAGCCGGCGCAGAAAGTCGGCGTTGGGCACGCCAACCGCATCGGTCCGCTGCGCGTGCATGCCCGCCCACGCGCCTGCCGCTCCACCCGCCGCGATTGGCGAGCTACCGGTCGGAGCGGACTTGAGCAATTCCGGACGCGCGCTGGCAAATGCGAGGGCGCGTGATTCCGCCTGTGCCAGCACATGTCGCATCTCACCCAGCAGATCAGGGAAGGCGTGCAACTGCGGCGCGAGCTGGCGCAGCTGCAGCACGGCCGTACGCGCTGCTCTGGCGGCGTCCGCCGTGAACTCGCCGCCGGACACAGCATTCGTGTCGAGCGCATCGCGGATCGCGGCCAGCACCACAGTGGCGTCGGGCCGGGCGGCGCGGGTACTGGTTGTGCGCTTACGACGTCGGCTCATGGTGCAATGACCTCAATGACCTCAGTGAACTCATTCGCGCGGCGTAAAGCCGAAGTCGCCGCCACGCTGCAGGCGGCGGAGCATACGTGCCAGATCCGCTTGGTGCTGCCGACTGGCGTCATCGTCATCGGGATGGAACGCGTCCGGCTGCTTCTCAGCGGCACGCGCGATCATGTGTGCGGCGGGATCCGTGATCGAATGAGCGGATGCATAGGCGACGGCGCCGGTATGCAAGCGCGTGAGCGCAGTGTGCAGGGCATAGCGCGTGGCGTCGAGCGCGTGATCGTTCTGCTTGAGCGGCTTCTCGTCCGCGTTGCGCTGGTCTGCTTCTTTGGTTGCGTACTGGTAGCTGCCATATTCCGCAATGGTGTTGACGCAACTGGGATCGACGTAGAGCCCGCGTGTGCCGTCGCCGCGCAGGGCCAGCACTGACGAGACCGTCTGGATGCCGGCAACGATGCGATTGTCCGCGGGCCTGGCACGGCTGTCGAGCATCGCGCCGTCGAGCGCACGGTTGAGCTGGTCGATATGCTCGGGCTCGTCCGGGCCGCAGTACCAGTCAGTAACGCCATAGTCGCGGGTGAACTGGATGATTGCCGGGATGACGTCCTCTTCGAGGCTCGCGCGCCGTTGGTAGAACTCGGCGAGCTGCCACGCGCGCTCGTCGCCGTCAAGGCCAAAGACCAGCGCGACGGCGGGATTGGTGTAGCCCCAGTCCACACCGCCGACGACCTGGGTGAATCTCTTGCCCTCCGGGGTGGCACGCACATGCGAAGCCGGTGCATTTGGATCGGACTCGAAGGTGTAGACCAGGCCCTCGAACGCGGTGAACAGGCCGAGCACTTCCTGCTCGTAAAAAGCGCCCGTATAGCCCAGGCTCTCGACGTATCCTGGCGGGAGGTTGCTCGCGTTCTCTAGCGTGCTCGCACGGAAAAGCCGGTGACCCGGTTGCGGTTTGCCCTCGAAATCGCGCCAGTACCCGTCCTTGCCGTGCGGCGTGCCCGTCGCCCAGCCGGCTGTGGGATAGCCCTGCTGTCTCAGGCGGCCCTTGAGGATCTGCCAGGCATAGTAGCCGCAGAGCGGCGCCTCATCCAGCCAGAACCAAGCGATATTGATGCCACGTGAGCGGTCCGGTTGATCCATGGAGCGAAAGAGGATCTCAGAGCCGTTCGCCAGCACGAGATGCTGGTCATTGCGGTTGTAGCTGCGAATGGCTGCGCGCGGCAGCAGTGAAAAGAATGTGCGCTGCGTGATGTCACGCAGCATCGTATAGGTCGGAGCGCCAATCAAGCCCAGTGAACCATCGTGGGCAAGCGCGAAGATGATCGAGCGGACGGCGCCAGCGTAGGTCTTGCCGGCGCCGATCCCGCCGACGTAGAAGCTGTACTGTGCGCTGGACTCCACGAATGCACGCTGCTTCGGCTTGAGTACAAACCGGCGTTCGGTCTCACTTGGCTGCGCGATGGTCATCTGCGTCCGTCACCAGTTCTATACCTGGAGCCGCCTGGATGGTTGAGCTGGGTCCGTTGCTGATCAGCGCCCCGATCGGCGTGTTTCCGTCGGTTTCGATCGTGATGCGAATGCTCGACCCATTCTCCCTGTCCGGTTGTGGCCGACGATGCCCGAGCTCCTTGGCGATATCGTCGAGCGCGTCACGAAACGCCTGGTGCGCGTCGCGATTGAAATGCTCATTACTCATGGTCAGCATTTCGCCGCTTTCGGGATCACGCCCGATCTGACGTACTTCCTGAAGCCGCGGCCGCTCTTCATACTCAAGTCGCGCGCTTTCCGCCATCTGGGCGAGACCGATGATGCGCTGCTCTTTGCGGACATACGGGATGCCTTGAGCTGTCAGTGACTCAATCAGGTGCTCGCGCATCTCATCCAGCTTGGCCTGGAAGTCCGGATGGTCGATCCATCGCGCGAGCGTGCGCGCGGAGACCTGGACATTTTCTGCCACTTTCATCTGTGAGAGCCGTCCCTCGAAGACCAAAGCGATGGCCTGCAGGATGCGTGCGTCACGCAGATTGAGCGGCCGGTGGCGTTTTATCATGGAGGTAGCCATATGTGATCACTCGCCGCCGAGTTTGCCATGTTGCACGAGCCAGCGGAGAAATTCCAGTTTGCGTGAGGCGACGTTGCCTGTATCATCGGCATAGGCGCCGGACTGGATGGCCGCGCGCATCGTCGCGAGCCGCGGGTGCAGCGCCCCAATGGCGTTGAGTGCTCCAGGCTGACTCGCGCACAGGCAGCGGTCGATCGTCTGCAGACAGTGCCAGCAGCGTGGATGATCGGGATCTGGACCAGCAAACGGTGAGAGTAGGCTCATAATCGGCGCCTCGGTAACACGAAAGCCGCCACCTGTCGCCAGATGACGGCCTCGCGCGCTTGCCATCGTTCCAGTGCGTCAGCCACGGTCTGCCGGGAAGGCGCCTATCCCCATTTACTGACGTGACCCTGCCACGAGCGCCGAAGCCGCTCGTACCCGGCCCTGCCAGCTTATCACCGGATTATCAGTCGTGGGTTAGAGACCACTGAGTACTGGACAAGTCATTTCATCGTTTAAAAGGCATTCAAAGAGCAGTTTACAGGGCATAGAGCAGCGTCGCGGGCATCTGCACGTTCCGCCTTACAGTGTTGCCACCTGCGCACGTGCGGGCTGCTACCCACCACGGTCTGCGATTGTATGCGGCTGATCTCCCGCCGCTCTGGTCACCGGCCGACGATCTGCCGGTACGAGCTGCCCACCCAGGCCATACGTCTCGCGTACGTAGCGTGCGATCCGCTGCTCCATCCGCACGAGCCAGGCGACGGTGTGCCCGTACTCGGCGGCGGCTCGCTTCGGATCACGATGCTGACGGTGCACCGCCAGAATGGCCGCGATCGCCTCACGATCCCGTTGTCCGGCGAAGGCGCGCAGCACACCCTGCGTCACGTACTCGGAGTCCCACCAGCGCCAGCACGCCAGCCGCTCTTCACGAATCGATGCGGGCAGCACGGGCGCGATGTACTCGCGGAACGCCGGACTCCAAGTGAGTCCGCCGGCATAGTGGCCCAGACGCGCCGGGTGACTACCAAACCGCTCGTCCTGATGCGTGTTGATGCTGAGCGGTATGGGCACGCGCGTGTCTGGATCACGTGCGCGATCGTAATCGCGTACACGTAGCTTGAGTGTCTCCGCTCGAAGCGGCTCACCTGTCACCGAGTCACGTTCACGACTCGCGAGGATAGGGCGGCGGGAACGGGAGCGCTGCCAGCGGGCCGGGTGACTGCCGTCCGGAGACGTATGTGCCGTCTGCCACCGCTGCGCTTTCGCCCGTCCTTTCTGCCCCATCTGTGCTCCTGAGCGTAATCGTCGATACCAGGCGTGCCGCTAAGCTCAAGCAGAGTATACACAAATATCGCATCAATGACAAGTATAGTTCCTTTATGGGAACATCGGGTCACGCATGAGAGTGACGCTGAGCACGTGTGAGCAGGTAACGACCGACGCGCTCAAGCTCGCCCAGCTGGTAGCGAACCCATGGATTGGCGCCGGGTTCATACGGGGTGAGTGTTGCCGCGTGCGCGATACGCTCACCGAGGATCCTAAGCGCGCCAGCGGCGACATCATCCCAGTGTGGGAGCGGCGCCATGCTCTTGGGCGTCAGCCATTCCGCCCGGATGCAGGCTGCGACGGCTGCCACGCTCGCGCCGCAGACGATATTGAGCGGCGCCGGTTGCTGGCTACTGTTGGGCGAGATGAACACCAGTTGCAGGACACCCACGCCCTGCGAGTTGACGGCGATCTGCTGACCCATGTCATCCAGCAGGAGATGCGGATGGCCCGTCTGAACCTGCCATACGGGTCCGAGAGCGGCCGCCAGGTCTCGTGCATATCGACGGACACGCGCGTTCACCGTCGGATGGTGTGTCGCCGGTGTTGCGAGCGCGATCGTCATGGTCTGTCTCCTGTGTCTGCATGATGGTCAGGCCGCGTCGCCATCATTGTCGGCGTCACTCTTGAGATACACTTCCCAGGGCCAATCTTCCGGCCAGTCGGATGGCCTGGTATATTCCGCCTCAAAACGCAGGGGGATCGTCTCGTTGGACTGACCGTCACGTGCCTTGAGCACGATCACCTCGCACAGTTGGGCAAACGTCGGGTCCAGCTTCGCCAGCTTCCGGTTGTAGTACGCGCCACGGTAGACACCGAGAACAAAATCGGCGTCCTGCTCCAGACCGCCGCTGTCTCTCAGATCGGACAGCACCGGCCGCTTGTTGTGACGTTTTTCGCTCTCGCGATTCATCTGCACGAGGCAGAGGATCGGCAATTTCAGATCGAGCGCGAGTTGTTTTAGCGCGCGACTGATCTGTGAGATGCGCTGGTACTCCGACTGGCGATCATCGTCGCCGTCCACCAGGCCAAGATAATCGACCACGAGCAAGTCCAGGCCGCGTGAATAGGCGGCACGTGTCGCGTGCTGGCGCAACTGCGACATCGTCAACGGGTGATCGTAGATACCGAGCTTTCCACGCAGCTCCTCACGCGCAGCCAGAGCGAGCGCGCGCACCTCGGCGAGCTTTTCTTCCCAGATGGTGCCGTCCGGGCGCCGGAATGCCGCGCGCAGGACACGGCCGTTGACACTGGCCCACGACGCGATGAGACGCTTTACCTGCTGGACGTGGCTCATCTCCAGGCTGACCCACTCGACACGGCCGTGAGTGCGCGCGACATACTCAGCGGCGGCTGCGGCGATAGCGCTCTTGCCGGATCCGGGCCGTCCGCAGAGGTAGACGAGCTCGCCCGGCTTGATGCCCAGCAAGTGCTTGTCGAGATCCCGGAAGCCCGTCGTGATGCCGGGCACGACACCTTCGTCGATGGACTGATCAATCTCGGCCAGGAAGGCGTCAATGGCATCGGCGATATCGGTGCTGTCACTGACAGCGTGGCGCAGGATCGCGGTCTGCAGGATCGTGTTGGTGGTCTCGATGAGCTCGTGACTATCCGGCTCCTGGTACGCGACACTGGCGATATCCGCCGCTGCCTTGATGACACGGCGCTGCAACGCCTTCGCCTCCACGATCCGCGCGTACTCTGCCGCCCGGCTGGAGGTTGGCACCATGTTCGGCAGGCTCGTCACGTAGCTGATGCCTCCAACCTCGTCCAGTTGGCCGCGCCGCGCCAGCTCGTCATAGAGCGTCATGACATCCACTGGAACGCGCTGGTGTGTCATGTCCACCATCGCGGCATAGATCAGCCGGTGCGCCTCGCGGTAGAAGTCACTGGGTCTCAGGATCTGCATCACCGTGTGCAGCTCCATCGAGTCGATGAGGATGCTACCCAGTACACACCGCTCGATCTCCACATTCTGCGGCAGGAGTCGTTCGGTTCGCTCGTCTGTTGTCACTGTGATGTCCTCCCATTTCCAGTCATTTCCAGATATCGTTAGCGCTCGACGGACTATAGTCCGGCGGCTCCGCCGGAGCTGCGCGCGCACTGTGGGTCGGCGCGCGGTTCGCCTGCGCAATGCGTTCGCGGTAGCCTTTGGGATCGGCCCGATATTCGGGGAATGGCCGGACGAGGTCCGAGAGCAGCAACGTTTGGTGTTGCCAGAAGCGCGATTGCTTGGTGAGGTCGTAACACTGCCAGAGGCGTTTCTGCCCGTCAGGTACGTCGTGCAACTCCCGATAGAACCACTTCGCCGCGGCCTTCTGCTGACCGGCTCTGGGCGGCGTGTGGACGTCCAGCCGCCGGCAGAGTTCCGTGAGCACCTCCGCGCACCAGCCCTGCTCCGCTCGATGGGCCGCAAGCTGCTCGTCAGTCAGCTTGCGTGGTCTGCGCGGCTTGCTCGCCTGCGGGGCGGGGGAGCGAGCGCTGCCAGGGGGTGGGGCCGTATCCGCGCTCGCCGCTACGAGCGGTGTCGCTGGCGTCGAAGTTCTTGAAGGTTCCGTGAGATCCACACGCCAGACGGAGCGCGGAGCGCGATCGCTGGATGCGTAAGCATCTTTTTCTTTCGTAACTCTTTCTTCCGTCCCCTTTATTAGCACTTGCGCTGACACCTCTTCAGCAGCGCTGTTGAAGCTGGCGAGCGTGGTTATATTGTCGTCGGTTTTAACAAGCGTGCGTGGTTGTTTTGCATCATTTAACCGAGCGGGCGTGGTTATATTGCAGGAACCGTCCGTAGTTATTTTGCTCACATCTGGTAAAATAACCACGCCCGCTCGCTTTGAGCGGCGTCGCCCATCGTAGGGGAGCCACTCGTCATAGGCGGTGTTCCAGGCAATGATGCCGCGCCCTGGTTCGCCGGTTTCTGTGAAGGTAATGATGTGGCAGGCAACGAGATCCGCGCGGATACGCCGCACGTTGCTCTTGTCGTTTGGTATCTCGCCCGCCCAGCGTGCTAGATCAAAGACACAGGTTGTCTCTTTGCGTCCGTG